TCACCTGCACGAGGTGCATAACCTGGGGGTAAGCTGGGAAGACACCAGAAAACATATTGGTTGGAGGATGCAATGAGAGAGGACAGAAAAAAGGAAACTCAGCGGGCCCGAGAGGGCTTTGTTATCTGCATCATACTGCTGGCAGCAGTTATGTGGATGATCAATTCTGCAGAGGCTAGTGAGCGCTACTGGGCCAAACCGATCTATTACGAGCTGGAGCCCTGCGCGGTAATTGATGCGCCCTGGGAGACGTGGTTCGAAGAGATAATCGAGGAAATTTCCCCGCACACTGTGCAATTCATTCCCAGCCCTTCACACTCAGCCACTAATCTGCTGGTGAACTGCGCATTTGATAACTTTCTCGAGTCTGAGTTGATCCACGTCGAGGATGGCCAGGAGGTGACCTACGATGAGCAGCTGACCCTGGGGGTTACCCGATCGAGGTGGTTCACTACCAGTCAGCAGATGATCAGGGCTGATATCTGGATAAATGAGCTGTGGGTGAAGACTTCAGGCCGCAAAATCATACGGCACGAGCTGGGGCACGCCCTGGGCATTAGTGTGCATTTCGATGAGATAGGCTGTGATCCAGATTGCCCAGCATCGCTTATGAACAAGTTTCCCAGTATCGACTATTGGGACTTCAGGACCTTGGATTTTCTGCGCAACCGCTATGAGAGGCCGCCCAATACGCTGGTAGATGAGGGCAAGCAGCGTTACACGCCTTGCCAGTGGGTACCTGGGAAGCTGGCTGCTTTGTTTGAGTCAGAGGAAGGGTTTTACTGGTCTATCGAGGAAAACTACCAAGGCCGGTGGGAGGTCATGGAATTTGGCCCCGCACCAGCCTGTGAATAGCTCTACTTCTCGTCCGTATCTTTCGGCTTAGCGCCCTGCTTCTTCTTCTCTGCAGCCTGCTGCTTTTCTAACCATGCCGCACCGGCATCATTAAATTCCTGCTGAGCTACTGCCAATGCAGTGGCTTGGCTGGCTGAGATTTGAATCGCATCACTGCGAATAAGCTGATTGATTACGTTAAACGACTGCTCGCTAATAGTGAGTTGCATAGTCTGTCCTTGTGGTGGTTAGTGTTTAGGCGGCAGCGGCTTCTTCGGCAGCCTCAGCATCAGCCAGGTCCTTCTCGCAATCAGTGACTGCTTTCTGGGCCTTAGCCAGGCGCTTCTCAGCTTCCTTTACCTGCCATTCAGCGCGTTCCTCGGCCACTACAGTAGCGTGATTCGCTTCTTCGTTAGCCAGGTTCTGCCGAGCCTTACCCAATGCCTTGTTGGCATCGATCGTGGCTTGTTCTTCGGGGGAAAGTTCCATGGTTATCTCCTAATGGACTGTTTTCTTCAATTTTTCCAGCTCCGCTTCCAGAGCCTCGATTTTCGATAAAGCCTCTTGTAGCACTTTACCACCAATATGATTCAAATTCATCGTATCAACCCACTGGCTCTTGCCATCGGGGTGTTTTTCATCCGGCGAGGTGTGTACCAGGGCTGGGAATACCTCTTCCAGCTCATCAGCAATGACACCAAACTGCTTCTTTTCGCCTTTGGTAAAGGTGCGGAACTGGATCCGCTTCCAATCTTCCCAATATGGGCGGGCATCCTGAATATCAGACTTGTAGAACCGATCAGAGATTGTGCCGTAAGTGCCGTCATGGTTGGCTATGTCACCGTCTGAGTAAATTATACAGCGGTTGGTAGTTGAATCTAAGCAACGAAGAAACTGAGCAGAATTATCATCTGGTGAAGCGGCGGTAAAATCTATTTTTAATCCGTTAGGGGCAGCACCTGCGGAGTTTTGTATATCAATAACAAAATCTGCGGTAGGGGCATCAACAAGAATTGCTGACACGTTGGTTGCCGAGCTATCAATGTTTAGCGCAATCTCATTAGCCGTATCAGTAATAGATACCTTGCCTTCGGAGAGGGTGAGGTCAGATTGAGCGGTTACATTTGGAGCCAGTGTAATCCCATTAGCACCAAAGGTTCCTGAAAGCGTGTTTGCGCCGTATAAAAGAACCTGTCCGGTGTCCCCTCCGCCGTATCTGACGCCCGTGTTGTTTGAGGCATGGCTTAGTAACAGGCCAGTAGAGTTAATCCGCATATTTGCGGCGTCCATACTGCCAGCAATATCAACATCACCAGCAAAGGTGGCGTTTTGGGAAGTGTCTATAGTTATAGCATCGGTATTCGCGGTTTTTATGGTAAAAGTGTGGGCGGTGCTAGTTCCTACCGACCCTGCTGTGTCAGCAGCCCGCAAGATTGCAGATACTGTATTAGTTGTATCAGTGGCCTTGAACTCTGGGTTAGATGCGTTGGTAAGATCACATGAAGAACCTGAAATAGCTACATCACCAGCAAAGGTGGCTAACTCACTACCACTAGCACCTGATAGGGTGAGGTTGGTTACTCCGTCACCGCTTAGCAGCCTTAATTCGGCCCCCGCGTTGAGTGTGCCAACTGACATCAGGTCATCATTTAGATTCCACCTAATTCGAGCACCCGCGTTGTCTGAGGGAGACCCGAAGTAAATATTCTGGTTTGAGGTGTCCAACCCGAGAATGCTTATTCCAGCGTTAACCCCATCCGATTCAAAAACAGCTGTATTTGCGCCAGTGTTTGCAGTAACACTTCCAGCACTAGCTGTATGTACGTGGAGTGTGCCGTCTGGGGTCACAGAGGTGGAGCCTATGATTGTGCTTTGTGCAATTTGGTTTTGGCTGGCAGCAAAAATAACAACTTCTGTGCCGTCTATAGCAAGACGTATTTCTGTGCTAGCCTCAACGTCATTAATGTCGGCCTCAATAAGCAAGTTATTGCTTCCGCTTCGGAATTGATGTTGTAGTGTAGAGGTTGAGGTATCATCAAGAACGAGGCTCGGCCCTGTTCCTGTTGATGTAATTGCCCCAGTAATCGTAGTGGCACCAGCAGCAAGAGTGCCTGTGGTGGTTAGGTTTTCGTCACCAAAGCTAATAGCACCTGATGAGTCTGTGATGGACCCGCCAGCTAATACTAAAGCCCCGGTAGAGGTTATGCGGGCTTTTTCAGCCGCAGCCGAACCAGCAGCCATATTCTTAAAGACCAAATCGAAATCTTCAGAGGTTGCTGTTACATCAGTAGCGACTGATTCAATGATTGAACCAATTTCATTATTCGAGGCACTGGTCTCAGTGGTAAATGTGATACCTGTCCCTATTCCATTGGCAGGCGTGCCAGTAGTGGTGTGCTCAAAATCCGCAACATTAGTTACTGCATTAGTGACAGCATCCTCTACCGCATTATTCAAAGACGCATTGACAGTACCGACTACAGTTAAATCGCCTTCAAATCGCACATTGCCTGATTGCACTAATAGAGAGTAGTTATTACTTCCCTCGGTAGGCGCACCAGCAATAGCTAATGTCGCTGCATCAGTAACAGTACCCGTAGCAGTAATGTTTGGCTCAGTAAGATAAACCGAGCTGACCAGGGGAGTAGTACCAGTAGGAATAGTGATCGCATTGGTGTTGTGGATCGCCAGGCGGTGAGTGTTCTCAGTAGCATCAGCAGTGACCGCAGCGGGGTCAATGTTCACAAAGCCATTGTTATTAGTCTTGGCCCAGCCAAATTTGATTTGATCCACACCACCCAGGCGCACATCGATAACATCGTCCGTGCTCGCTATGACCCGGGTATCACCGTCACCGTCGAGAATAATGCCATTGCCATCCATATCGAGATTGCCGGTCATTACGGTTTGACCGTCTTTTGCAACCGATCCGGTGAGCGCAGTAGCCATATCACTCGCCAGCGTATTGTGCGTGGTCGAGCTGATTACAGTGTTGGTGACTACTGGTTGGCCAGCTGGGAGGTTATAAGTACCTGAGCCGTCTCTTGCCATGATTTACTCCAATGCGAGCGATAATTCGCCGTAGGCGTCAGTTTGTAACTGCTGATTTAACATAGGCAGCACGCCTGCAAGGCGTTCAAGGAATTCCCGCTCTTCGGGATTCGCAAGCTGCATAATTCGTCTGGTGGTTTCGGGATCCTGCATCGTTTGCGCAAGATCACGCATAGTCTGCAGCCGACGAGTGGTGCCGGTTTTGCTGAGGATTGAGTTAATGACCACCATGCTGCGCTCGAGCAAGCCAACACGGGGGTAACTACCTATATCGCCTATTTGGCGATTTATTTCAGGAGCACCCTGGCGGGCCAGGTTAGTCATTCTCTGATCACGGGCCACATTAGACCCTACTTGCTCGATTTTGGCCATCTCTGGGCCCATCACGTCCTCGAGGGTGCGATCGGTACCAGTGGCCTGCCGCACAGTGTTCTGGCCCTGTCTAACGCCCTGAGCGAAGCTGCCAGGACGTGCCACTAAGGCATCCTCAGTAAAATCATCAAGCGCAGGTGTCAATTTTTCGTCCAATGCCTGGGCAATGGTCATTTGGTCGATGGGGATGCTCATTTCAGCGTGGCGATCCATAGCCCGGCCGTACATCGGATTACCAAGACGCATTTCAGCCACCAGGGAATCCTTCAATTCACCCAGCATTCTCTTCTCATTGGCTCCCAGAGCAGTCTGGCCAGGACCTGCAGCACCGCTTAGCGCATCATCAATGGCTAACTTGGTGTAATGCAGCATCGCTGTCAGGTTGTCAGGTGTTACCGTATCACCCACCATGATGCCATCAGCCTGCGCCAATCGAGTGGCACTATTGCGTATCTGTGGTGTTAGCAGTGGGCTGGACAGAATCTCATCCAGAGCAGGTGTTGGCTGCATAGGCATGTCGAAAGCCGCACGGTAGTTGCCTCCAGAGGACTGAGCGCGAGCCGTAGTGGCTGCCGCTATATCGTCGCTAAGAGTCATGCCAGGATTTTGACGCCCAATGCTATTGATCAGGTCTACATTGGCATCAGCCTGCTGCTGGTAGATAGAGTCGAAATCATCAGGTGCAAAGGTACGGGCACGGGTCTCGAGTGCTGAGAACGTGGTCGATCCGGCCGGTGTCGCTGTCTGAGCGGCCGTTTCACCCGGTACCGGATTGCTGAGCTCTTCCACAATCTCATCGTATTTATCGCCTGCAGCGCTCGCTAATTGGCGAGACTGTCGGTATTCAGAGTTACCAGGCAGGAATTCTCGGGCCATAGACCAGCCACGCTGAGCCAGCGGGATAGAAGTACCCAGGCCAGCACCCATCAGGGCATCTACTGCGGTTTCATCCCAATAATCGTCTTCCACCTCAGTAGGCAACATTGTGGCACCAGCGGAGCCGTAGATCGCGCCCTGGGTCATTTGGCCAGGCAGTGACTGTGAAAGCTGCTGAGGGCCCATACCAAGGCCAGCAATGACGTTACCCACGCCACGAGCCATGTTAGGACCCATTTCACCACGCGCTGCACGGCGATCGTCAATTTCCTGATTTCGGTCAGCAGTGACCTGATTCACCATATCGGCAAATTCGAGCTGCCCAGGGTCACCAGTGATTGCGCCGGGGATATTCGCACCCAGCTGGAATGCTCCAATAGGAATGTCCAAAACGCCCTCAGCTGCTCGCTTAGGCGCACTTTGGAAATTCATAATCTGAGAGACACCACTGGCTACAGCGGTTTCCTTGACGTTCTGCATAGGGTCAAGAAGGCGCTTTTCAGCGCGTTTAATCGCTGAATTCTCAGGCAAGCCAGAATTGCGCTCGGCCCGTATTTGGGCCAATCGTTCCTTCACCTGCTCTTCGGTCACACCATCTGGTATGTCGAAAAGCTCGATTCCATCATCTGTAATTATGTTGCGAGGTACAGGCATTACCAGGGCACTCGTACAGGGGCAGTGGTATCAGTGGCGGGCAGGGTCTGCACATCAGTCTGCTCATCCAGCATTGCAATTTGTTTCGCTTTCTCAATTTCAGTATCGGTGAAAATCTCTTTTTCAGCCCAATACTGGGAAATCTGTTGCTTCAGGTCAGGCGGTGTCACACCACCGTTTTCACTGATAATTCGGGTAACTTCATCAGCCAGGTCCATCTTGGCCTGAGCCGCTTTCATGCTGTACTCGAGTAGCAGCGCGTTACCTTCCTCAGATCGGCCAAGGCCGGGCACTGAGTCCATTAAGAACGTCAAATCTCGGTTTGAGGTGTTACCAGTCAGACCCATGCCAGACTCAGGATTACGCAGTACCAGAGCCATCTGGTTAGATAGCGATCGCACCACTTCCTGCTCTGCCACTTCTGGGCCCCATTCCACGCCAAAAAGGGTAGTTCCCAGCTGTTTCAGGTCCAAAATGGTCTCTTCGCCAAGGCCGGTTTCAGCACCATTAGCCAGGGCAGTCTGCATACGCTCCATGGCACGCTTCTGGCCACGGGCATTTTCGGCAGCATCGTAGACCTCATCTACCTGGCTATTCAGGATACGCATGTAACCTGCTGCAGCCTCGGTACCGGTCGCGCTGGCTACCTGGGCATCAGTTCTGACACCTTGGATTTGAGTTTCCCGATCAACGAGCGCAGGCGTCTCCGCTTCAAGGTCAGATACATCTTCAGTTCGAGCACTACCACGCAGGCCAGGATCAGCATTAGCAATATAGCCAGTTGGATTGACCCGACCGCCCTCTGGTACGCCTTCGAGGGGAACATACTCAAAACCTGTTGGAGTTTGGACATAATGACCTACCACCGCGCCTGTATCGTCTGTGACTGGTTGGCCCTTAAAGTTGCCTTGGCCAGTGCCATAGCGTGCTCTGGCAGCCTGCTGAGCCTCAATCTGTTGCATTCTCTGCTGCTGGCCTAAGAGCGCTTCTTGCAGCTCAGGGTGCTCAGGAGTGAATGTAGGGCCCATTCCATCAGCCGGGGCATTTACGCTGCCTGGGCTGGATAGAATCTGCTCGAGTTCATCCTGCAGTAATCGGGTGTTTTCAGCCTCTGCCTTGTTGGCCTGGCGCTCCTGATTCCAGCCACCCATGGCATTTACGATATCCGCACCAATGGCCCAGGGGCTGGTGTAGTTCTGGTTTCCTACCTGATTACGCAGCTGCTGCGCTTGCCGGCGCTTGCTCAGAATGTTCGAGGGGTCTGTATATCGGGTCTGTGGCATTAGAACCATCCTCCACTGAATGCACCCGACACAATGCCGCCAATGGCCTGCCGGGTACCCTGTTTGCGGGCATCTGTGCGATTACGCTCAGTCAGCCAGCGGTTGTACTCTTCCTGCTCAGCTCCAGCGATATCAGGTGCATTAAAGCCAAACGGGGTGTAATTGCTCATACCAGGCATAGTGACCTGAGAGCCCGTTCTCAGCGCATTCAGCTCATTAAGTGGCTGCTGGCGCTGCAATAGTTGTTCTTCAATCTGACGGTTGCGGTCGGCAGTGGTGTAGTCATATCGAAGGCCCATATCATCGATTTGGTTATTACGCACATCGTTACCAATGTCGTAACGCACACCCGCCTCAGCAAAATCCTGGCCACGGCGCATACCCTCCATGCCAAACAAGCGCTCCTGAGTGTCACCAGCCATCTGGAATGCACCTAATCTCAGGTCATTCTTCTGGCGGTTGAAATCATCCATACGAGCAGCCCACGCTTCGGATCCCGGATTATGTCCCTCGATCAGTAGCTGATTCTCCAGCTGCTCTTGCTGGCGATCGATGAAAGGCGCTTCACGGTCGTATATGGCATCTGCCACTGCCTGGTAACCCTCGATAGTGGGGTCAATGGTGTAGCCAGAGACGTTACTCTCATCCAGGCCAGTAGGCCGTGCTGCAAAGCCGGATTCATCCAGATACTGTGAAGGATCAGGCAAGCCATCAAAGCCAAATGGGGTGCTGAGCGCCTGGTAAGTGCTGCCCAGCTGCTGCTCACCCATAGCAGCCATAGCGCCTCGTGAGCGCTGATTAGTGTCAAATATGGCCTGCTCTTCTGGGGATAAGGTTGTGCGTACTTCGGGCTGTAAGTACCCCAAATCCGCTGGAGAACCTGTGGGTAACTGTCTTCCTTCTGCATTTCCCTGGTTTTGCCAGTGCCATTGGCCATAGGCGGCCATGTCCGTAAATGGGTTTTCAGGACTGTTGAAGTCGGCAATTAGGTCAGGATTGTTCTGCACATAAGCGGTGTAATCCGGCAGCTGGCCGAATGTTGTTACGCTGCTGGAACCATCAGGGCCATAGATATTCGGGTTATTGAATATCGAATTTTGGATCGCAGTTTGCTGCTCTACATTGGCCTGCTCGAGTGCTGCCCAGTCAGGTGCGCTGGCATTTGGAGTGCCGCCTGTACCTTGGCCGGTGCCCTGGATATAGCCAGGGCCTGCACCACCACCGCCACCACCCGCAGGGGTGCCAGTGCCGTAGATATCATTATTGGTCTGAGCAACCGGTGCGCCGGTACGCGGATCGATTGTGACACCACCTGTGCCACCACCAGTACCGCCAGTATCAGTACCACCGCCTGTGCCGCCCGTATCGACTGGAGCGCCACCAGTGTAGTCATAGCCATAGTCACCGACTGCGCCGGGATCAAAATTCAGAATCGGGTTATCGGGCTCTAGGGCCTCGATAGTGTTTCTAATATCTTGCTCAGAGTAATCTACACCTGAAGCCTGAGCCATGAGCTCTAATCGCTGAGGCGATACATTGTATTGAGTCGCAAGGCTCAGCGCGGCTTGAGCTTCCTCTGGCGTAGCAGTGCCATCAGCAAGGGCTTGCTGAATCAGTGCATAGACTTCATTTAGTTGGGCTTCAGTAGCCATTACGCTATTACTCCACCATATTCGAAAAGATGGTCACTGGACTGGAATCTAACCTCGATACCAGCACTGACCGTTTTCATTCTTAAACCACCGGAAGTAGCCACCTCAGATGCGGTGCGCCATTCCTTATTCACAAACAGATTGCCGCCCCATAGCGCGGAATCCCATAAGCCAGAGTCCCAGAATCCCACATCAAGCGGGACGAAGGAGAGGCTTTCTGTCACTGGTACGTCTTGGAAATCAGGGTTGATGCGCACTCCCACCTCGGGAGCACCATCACTGAGCACGATAGGCCGCACACCTTTGAAGTATTTGAGCCTGCCGCGACTGCCGAAGTAGTTTTCGGCCTGCTTCAGATCAGTTTCAATGTTTGCGCCGAAATCGTCGAATTCTTCCCAGAAAGTGGCCACCACGGTGTTACCGCCGTAGTAGGCAATATCATCCACCAGGGCCCAACAATTGGCCGCCAGGCCCTTAAATTTGCCCCAGTTGCCAGTAATCGTATTCATGGCGAATTGGAACGTGCCGTCAGTGGCCGGGATATTCAGCAGAATCATATCGATCGAGGGGTGAAACAACATCGACCAACCAAAATTTGCCCTATTAATCCGAGCCGCGTCACCCACCCCCTTCTCGATCTTGTTGGTAATAGCGATATTCGGGTCGGTTTGACCACTCACAACCAATTTTGAAAGCGGGATAATGCCGCCAACAGTCAAAATCAGTAAATCGCCATCACGCTTAAGAAAACAGCGGCGGCCGATCGGAGCGCCAATATTCCACACTCCATGTAATTTCCAGGTAGCAGAGGAAATCGGATCGGTGCCGCGATAAACAATGACCTCACCCTCAGAGGTGATGCCCACCCAGTAATCATCTGCACCCTCACCAGCATCGATAGTCCACGTGTCAGTGGCCATCAAAAAGCCGCCCTTCTTGGCAATACCGCCCAAGGGTACAGAGCGCACTTCACCGCCGATCGCATCGACAGGCAGATAGTACGCATTCAGGGAATTGACTCGAGTAAGCCATAATCGGCGCTTGAACACGCTCACATTAACCACTTCAGTGTTAGTGATGCCGGTTAAGGTCGGATTACTCCATGTAGAGCCATCCCATAGCTGCACATCATCTGCGCCATTACAGGCAAATAGGTAGCTGACCTCGCTGGAATTGGTGAAATTCACGCTCTGCCAGCGGTTATTGGTCAATCCAGAGACTACTGCGGATCCCACAGCACCGGCCGTGGTAGCGTCATAAATCGCATTGTTAGCCGCTGCAAATAGGGTATGTGTGCCATCTGGGTTGTTGTACGGCAGCAGGGATTCGACCTGGCCAGTAAAACCAGTCACGTGATTGGCAGGACCTTTTCTGACCCTCACGTCATTGGTCTCAGGGAACCAGTTATCCATGATTGTAGCGTCTGTTTCCGGCATGTTTGCCGCAGAATCACGCAAATTCAGCCCGCCAACAGGTGCTGGAAAGCTGTAGGATTGGGAGTTTTGGCGGCCCGGCTGGGCTTTGCGAAATGCTACCGATCGACCTGATCTATTGCCCGCTATACTTCTCACGACAAATTACTGAAAGTTTGAGGCACCCAGACACCAGGCACACGACGATTGCGCACCCCATCCAGTCTAAGCCTCGGTTTTCCTCCGTCTCGTAATCCAAAATTGGCCACCTGGCGCTCATAGATATCGAACATTTGGGCGTATTCCAGGCCCTTTCGCTCGAGCCAGCGCCATTTAATGCCCTGAATCATTATCTTTTCAGGGAGTCGGCCCACGTCTGTATCAGAGGTCCAGAGCTCTAACCCGGTACCTGAATCCGTCTCACACCAGCGGCTGGTTTTATATTCGAATGCCACTTGATCGAGAGAGGTTCCAGGCGCCGGGTCTATCAGCAGCTCACCGCCCTGAATACGAAATTGGAAATAGGGCCCAGTAAGCGGAAAAGCCTGCAATTGCTGCCAGGCTTCAGGGCTCAACGGGCCAGGTATTGGAAGTGAAGTTGTGCGGTCCCAGAAGCTGTCAGACAGAATGTAATCAAAGTCCTCATCAGTGATGTAGGTACCGTTGATATCGCCCTGGGAGGCAGTAGCAATGAGATTATTGAGGCTCTGTTTGAGCAGTGCGGTCCATGGGAGCCGCTGTGACAAATCCTCGCCTTCTTCCTGAGCAATCTCCAGAAGCTGGATTATGTTGCCATCGGTATTACCTACCACTTGATTGGGTTTAGGCAATCCGAAGGCGGGGGCCACCCTCTGGATCATGGTCAGTAGAGACATTAGGTCACCTCAGCATTCTCGCTTTTGTCGGTTTTCTTCTTAGTCTGTGACTTTTTGGCAGTAGACTTCTTGTCAGTCGATTTGGCATCAGCCGCTTCTTTTTGAGTCTGGATTGTCTGGGCCTGGGCTTGTACCTGGGCCTCCAACTCTGCCAGTTTCTTCTCGTAGTCAGACATAGTGGCTTCAAATTCAGCAGTCTTGGTCTCCAGCTCGTTCTCCATCTGGGTGACCATGGCAGCAGCCTGAGAAGCATCGTTGTTAGTGCGCAGGTACGTCTCAGCCTTCTTCTTGGCGTCACGTGAACCCATGCCAGCCTGCTCGAGCGCTTCTTCTGTGGCCTCAGCCAGGCGCTCAACAGTGTTAATGCCCATTTCAATGAATTTCTTTTTCAGGGCTTCATCGATCATGCGCCATTCGATCAAAGGCACACCATCAACAGGAATTTCGTTAGTTTCCTTCCACTGGTCATACGCTCGCACGCAGCTATCGTAGTAGTTTTTCGATATCTGGCCATTTTTCAAGCGCTCGCGCAGTTTTTCGAACCAAGGGAAAGTTTCTGTATAGATGAACTGGGGCTCTTCAACCACCCGGCGCTCTACTCGGGACTCATCCTCAAAATAGATTTTGCCGTGTTCGTCTTCGCGCTGTACTGAGATAGTGATAGGGATATCCTTCTCAGTCTTGACCAAGCGGGTTTCTACCGTCCAGCCAACTACCACCTGGGGCACGATTGTTTTCGTGTCACCATGGGCCATGATTTCCACAATCACCGCATTGCGGTACTGGTTCTGGCCAGTAAGATTGGTCTGGTGCCGGTCGAGCACGCCTTCATTCTTAAATAGCAAAAAAGGCATCCTGTCTTCAGGTGCCTCGCCATACTTCTCGATAAAGTGCCGCTCTTCAGCTTTGGTAAGTGATCCGCCTTGGGCCATGTCGATTTCCTATTCTGTCTTAGTAATTGAAAAAACGAGGCCCCTCGCAGAGGCCCCGTTTTGTTTCCTTCCCAGGTTTACCGAGTGAACTGGCAGATGATTTCCTGCGCTGAGATATCGCCTGCGGTAGCGCACACGTTATCAGTTACAGCTGCGGAAACATCCAGAGTTCCATCGGCTGAGCCAGTTGGCGTCAAGGGATCGCCATCTGATCCAGCTGTTAAAGCGATAGTTAGGGTGGCTGTACCCTCAATCTGAATCCAGCCATATTCATTATCGCTCATTACGGCCTGTAGTACGCCTGCGCCCACCTCATCAGAAGCAGAAAGGTCGCTAGTGACTTGGTTAGCCAGGTAACCGGAGTCTGCCACGTAGTAGCACACTTCGCCTGCCACACCATCCACAGCAGCTGCCTGCTCCGAATACTGGACGTATTTGTACACTTTGCCGTCATTTTTCTCGAAGATCGCACCAAGAGTGAACTCTTGTTCAGTCGTGACGCGATCGATATCGGCTCCAACGAGTAAAGTCATGTTATACCCCCTTAAGCCTTACCGACGCCTTGCAGGAATCGGTTTGAGCAACAGATATTGCCCATCCAAATGATCGGAATCACCACAGCGTCTTGGTTGACTGCACGCTGCTCATCCACCTCACTCATGTCTGCGTCTTCATGGCAGACAATGCTCAAATAGTTAGTGTTGAGCATATACATATGCGCTGAAGGAATGCCGGAACCACCGTCAAACACAACATCAGCGTTTTTGTACTTGAGTGTCACAAAGCCAGCATTAGCGTTATTCGGGCTGCGATTAGTATCGGCCGTGTAGCGCTTATTGCTGAGCTGGGAACCTTCAAAGAAGGTGTAGTAGTCATTGGACATGACTATCAAGTCAGGCTCATCGGATCCCCGCACCAACTCTAAGTAGAGCTGCAGCATGAATGGGTCTTCGAAAGTGCTGGAGCTCAGAGTGATCGCACCGCCAGAGATTGGGGATGCTGCACTTTGAACAACAGACTGCCAGAAAGTGAAAGTCGAGCCATTGATACCGCCCAGGGTGCCACCAGCAGTGTCAGGAATAATAGCCTGAAGGCCATTGATCTGATTGGCGCTGGAGCCATCTGAGTAGATATCAGAAGACAGGTTATTGGCGAAAGTACGCATTGCGTTAGTCAAGCGAGACTTAGCCAGGTTAATGATGCGGTTCTTGCCCTTGTTGATGCGCAATTCACGACCGGAAGCTACTACGTGGATCGCAGCTTGTTTCCAGTTGTACTCTGCAGCACTCAACACGTCAGAAGCACTTACATCAAGGGCGTCATAACCAGAGTAGCGCTGGTAGGTGCTGTTCTCAGCATAATCCAGCTCTTCTACGATAGTCAGGCCGCCATCTTCAGTACGCTTCTTACCGTTCACATAGAGATTACGGTACAAAGCGTTGTGATTCGTGACGTTATCGGCAAATTCACCGCGATGGTTACGGAATGCGGTAGTGACCAGCTCCGTAAAAGTCGCATTGGCAGATGCCATATGAATTACCTCGATTCAAAAAATTAACCGCGATTCTGAATTTTATTCATCGTCGCGTTCATGGTGTCGTCTATTGAACCTTTGGAGTCTCCACCGCTAGAAGATGGTTTTAACCCTGCTTTGAGATTCCCTTTGGCTTTTCTCTTCGCAGCGGTAACTTTCTTCTTGGCTTCGGAGCTGACTTTTCGTTTCTGGCTACCTAGAGATTTAGTCTGGAGCGCTTTACGAGTTTCAGGGTTTGCCCAAATTGCTCTTTCATACGCCTTGGCCAGCAAATCCTTATAGGAAATTCCTGGGTGTTGGCGTTTGATGAATGGTATATCGGCCACCATATCACTGTAAACAGTGTCGAAATATGGTCTGAGAGGCTTACCATCGTCTCCCAGCTCGTTCCTGAAGGACCTTACAGCCAGCTGCACTTCCTGGCGCTGCTGTTGTTGCTGTTCGTTAGTTTGCTGAACCTGCGCCTGCTCAAAACGATTGAGCTTTTCCTGCAAGTTCTTGAAAAGTGGGTGATTTGCAATATCGATATTGCCTGGCTGCCCGCCCTGGCCATCACCTGCCTGTACCTGAGTACCGCCCCCAATCAGCTGGCGTAACGTCTCAGTGTCATTGCCATTTTGCTGCACGATTTCCAGCGCAATCTGCGCAATATCAGCAGGGGTGCCATTTTGAATGCGGTATTGGGTATTTAGCAGGTTAGCAATGTTGTCTACCAGGGTGATCCCAGCAGCGTGCATGGCTGGCATGTAAGGGCCCGCTAACTTTTCCATGGAAGCAGCAAATTGAATGCGCTGATTGTTCTGCGCGTAATACTGCTTCATGTTGTCCTCGCGCCGTAGAATCTCTTCCTTGGCGCGTGGAGTCAGTTTGTCCCAGTCTGCCGCAGCATCCCGGGCCCAGGTCTCTGGTGCCTGGTTTAGCGCTTCTTCTTGCTCGCTTTCTTCTTCGAGGTCTTCTTCGTCGCCTTCTTCTTCGTCGGCGTCTTCTTCCTCGTCTGACTCTTGTTCTGAGTCCTCTTCTTCGTCGCTTTCTTCTTCGTCGGCTCCGGCGTCTCCTGAGTCTTCGTCAGTCTCGCTGCCAGTTCCGCCACCCTTTTCTGCTTGTTGCTCTGCTTCGAGTTCGCTCTCATCGTCTGTCTCCAGATTGTCATCATCCATAGCGTCGAAAGCCGCGCTCATCGATTCATCGATGGCATCGTTCATTTCGGCACCGTTTTTGGGTTTATCGTCTTTGTTAGCCTTCGGCATCTGAAAAATCCATTGTCTGTACTGGTTTAGTGGGGTCTTCTGTTTCGCGTGGTACTAAATGCCCATGCTCAATATCGTGCATAGTCTGGTTCAACGTCTCTTCCACATTATGCTCGAATTTCTCTTCGGCATATTGCTTGTGGCGATCGGCTTCCTGCTGCTCAATATGTCGGCCTTCATAGGGCCGTGCTCCAGCGGCGTGCATGTCATTCATGCGAGCACGCTCATTGGTAATCACTTTGCCGGAAGTCATTGAAATATAGGGTTGGAAGTTTTTAACAATGGCCATGGGCACTTTTGGCTTAGGCACATAGTAGCGGCGATTCCATTCTTCGATAGAGACCCATTCGCGGGTCTTGGCGTCGAATTTCAGGCGGCCGGGATAGCGGGTGTTGGGATCGTGAACGACAGTAGCGACCGGTTTGGCCGCTTCTTTCGCTGCTGCCACGTTGGTATCCGTGGCGATTTGTTTATTGGACTGATTGCTCACTTTGCCTTTCAGCTCCTAGTTCTGTCATGCGCTGGTTATGTTGCCTTGTTGCAAACTCCATGTCCATCGCTGTTTGAGCTCGTTCTGCCGCAGCTTTTTCCGAATCAGCCTCGGCCTGCACGGATGCCGTTCTTGTCTTCTCGCGCTGCTCTTCGAGTTGCAGCTGTTTAATTTCCTTATCCATTGCCTTCATTTCGGCATCAGCCTCAGCGGCTGCAGCACCAGGGTCGGGCGGTGGGTTGTTAAGCATTTCATCGAGTGCGTCTTCCACTTCGCGGCCAAACTTAAACCGGCGCAGCATACTGGCGAGAATGGCGTTATTCACCTCTGGGGTGAAGCCAGACTCTCTGGACGCCTGCATGAATTGCACAATTGCGGTAAACAACTGCTGCACGTTCTCACGGTCCTCAGTCTCATCTACCTCAATGGTGCTATTAGTCTCGATGTCGATCAGGAATTCGCGCATCACATCGGAGTGCAACACTTCCTGAATTTCATCCCAGGACGGTGACTCAGCAGCAGATACCAGCTGTGGGTCAGGCTCTGGTGGGGGCATGTTCGGATCCTGGGGCACCATCGCAGCCTGGGCATTCAGTGATTCGATCGCAAACTGCTTCTCTTCAGCGGTTGGGAAGTTAAGCCCAGTCATCAACTCCAGAGTCTCGACTTCGAAATCAGACACGACTTCACAGGTCATGCGGAGCAGATCACGCGCATAGCGCTGCACTTCCTTCTGCTGCATTTCCATGCGGCCCTTACCGAAATTGGCCTTGATTGACTGCGCCTTGGCCGTCTCATGGGGATTGGACGTGCCACGGAATATGTCAGAGATACCGGTTATCTCGTAGATTTGCTGAATCAAGCCAGCACGGAATTCCCTGAGCTCGCGGAGCACTTCTCGAGTAGTCCCGAGCGGCAACATCCATATGCCCGCCTCGAGCCCCTTCTCAATGATCACTTCGGCATTTTCCAGCGGTACCAGGCCGTTATCGTCTTCCTCGAGTATCTTTTCAAGCTCAGACAGTCGGCCATCGTAGGCACCGCGCACGCGAATGCCCTTCAGAATCTTGCGCACCCGGTTAGTGGCTTCTTCCAGCTCCATAGCGAGAGTTTCGTACATGGAGAATTCAGTCACTGGGGTGAAGCTGGTGCTGTTTTCGATCGCATCCAGCGGCTTAGGAATTGGCCAGAAGTGCTCGAATTTCAGCGGATCGTCGTAGAAATCCAATGGCTCAGCATCGATGTCAGGGCTAATCCACAGCACCTGGCGGGAATCCTTGATAAAAATCTCCCAGACCTCAGCAGTCTTGGCCAGCTGATCATCAGAGGCTTTTTCGTTCTCTGACTTCTTGTTGGTGTTGTTGTTCTGGGCATCCTGCTTTTCACCGTCTTTGGTGAATTTCATATCATCGACATGATCAGGCCACTTCTCGCGGGCCTCTTCCTTGGTCGGATAGTGGATAAACAGTAACCAGGGTAGTGATTTCCAGTCGTTAGTCGGGCCAAATCGCAAGCGATCGTACTGCCACTGCTCGTAATCGACTTCCTCAAAGCGCAGCTCATCCTCAGTCATTGGCTCGCCGGTCTCTTCGTCAATGGCTTGCTGCTCGATCATTTCGAACATCGCATTACCGTAATCATCAATGACCTGGGTGCCATCTGCATTCTGCATAGGCTCACCCTCGACCATTTCCATCACCGGCACGGGCTCAAAAGTGGGGATGTATTTCACGCGAGTGACGCCACGACCAGGCAGCAGCAAATCATTCACTGCAGCGATCATAGCGCCATCTAAATTAGAGGATTCAAAGGTAAAGCTACTTGCACGCTCGAGGATTTCAGAGATCGCGGCAGCCAGTATGTTCTTTTCCTTCCAGCGGCGGCGAATGTCTGGCCGGGGTGTTTGTGAGTACAGCACTGGCCTTTTGGTCTGGATATTGGAGTAGAGAATATTGAAAGTTTCTTTACGCTCATCGCCTTCCTCGCCTTTAAAAACCAGATTCATGTAAACATCGCGGGCTCGCTTTACGTCTTTGAACCACTGCTCAACACGCTTATCAGCCAGGTTTTTTTCTTTTTTCCAGCGCTCGACAAGTAGCTCATTTTCTTTGGCTTCTTGCTCTTCGGGCGTTAAGTCAGAATCGGCCATTACGCTGCCTCTTGTTGTTTCTTCTCATAGTCTGTGAGTTCGCCTTCTTTGAACTCACGCATGATTTCATCAATAACAATGTCACTAATTCTGCGCCAGCCATGGATTTCGCTGTTTTTGGCCGGATCGGGGCTGTCTGACCTAAAACGAATAAACTCGCCAGAGGGCGAGGTCATATCTGGGTCATTGGGATCGAAGTAGCACTGGTAGTAGGGGAATGCCGGCATTCTGCCGTCATGCTCAGCAAAGTGGCAGATAAAGATAATCGGGTTTTGGGGGATTTCGATAGATTCCACAGGTGCCTCGTCAGTCTTGGTCTAATCGTCGGAATTCTACTGCAATTTTGCCTGTTCCGGCTGCATTACACAGCATTTCCAGATCAGTAAGAAACCGCGTAGGTCCAAACCTTTTCTCGTACCCTACTGCTGAGCTGGCAGGAATTTGATACACACTGGTGCCATCATCAGCAATATCCACGGTGTGGGCACTTAATGCAGTCAGCACCTCAATGCGGTTAAGCAAACAAGGTGCTGTGGCCCCCGCTACTGATTGAGTGGTAGCGGTAGATACATCAATAACTGCGTAGTCCCACTCATCGGCCATAAAAGTATCTAATTAGAGTCTATTTAGACCCTAGTTAGCTCCATCGCCTGCTTGGCCATCGTGGTCAGGCTCAAAAATTACTGTGAGCGTGCCCGTGGCTAAATTATCGGGATCCACCACCAAAGACGTGCTGAATGGCATGCCAAAGCAGTCAATTGAGGTACCAGCTGGGGAGCTGGCCGCAACACCTGCCATTAGGGTGGCATTATCGTTTACAAGCACATCATGTGCGGAGATATCGTTAGCGCAGACTAAGCCGATGAGTCGGCCCGCGCCGGTGTAGACAGTGGTGGAATCAGTAGAAAGATCGACTACTGCTTTTAGCCGACCTGCAAGGATATTGACATTATTGCCGCTCATTAGGCTGCCTCTCTACGTTTGCGTTTGCGAGTGTTGGCCTTGACCAGCTCTTGGAAATTCCTATCGATAGGGAACTTTGCCTTATCGGGATCACGCGGGATTGTATCATGCCGATTTGCAATAGACATATAGCGAAATCCATCGGCATGGTCACTGCACCAGTCATGTAGTGGGTGATCTTTGAAGCGTTTGAGCTCCATTGACCACTCACGCCGGTATTGGCGCATTCCCTCTGTATCGACACCCTCATCGATTTCACAAATTTTCAGGAACTGGCGAGTAGCCTGAATGCCATCCTGAAGGGAGAGGTTCGGCACGATATGTAGCTTGTCCCAGCCGAATACAGCGGCCAGCTGCTCCTGCACTGACTTACCCTTGGCCGCAAACGTCTTCGCAGCCCCATCGTGAGGGAGCCAGATCGATCCGATATCCCAATCCTGACGGTGGGTGGCGCCAATAACTGGTACGGTGGAGCGGTCCACCTCAATCCAGCGCTTTTGGGTATGGGGATCGCCAACAATGTTAATAGATACGTTGTAGCCAAGAATCTGTGAAGCAACATAATCAGGGTCTCTGTAGGATTCTGCCCAAAAATCAATGACTTTCGGGACTCCGTGGACATTTTGCCAAAACCAGATGGCGGTGGCGTCAGTTCGGCCAATATCCATGGCGATATGGACGGGCCATTGGGGGTCCCAGGGCACCTTTCTAATGCGGCCGGAGCGGTCAATCTCTTTGAACTGACTGGAGTAGTAAGTACCGATGAGTGCGGCCTCAAAATCGCAGTCAAATTCCTGCAAATACAGCGCTAGGCCGTTTTCCTCGCCATAAAGGTCCTTGTACTCCACTAATATATTGATCAATTCCTCTGGATCGATCATTTGGGTGTAGGCCACGTCTTGAATCATGCCAAAACTGTCCTGACCATCGTTCATACGCTGGATTGCGTTCTGATTGGAGGCGTAGGCATGGTTTTTGCCCCGTGGGGTGGAGATTTTCACCTGCCAGCCCTGGTTTTCCGCCAAAATTGGGCGTAGGTAGCCGAGTGCATAGGGGTTAGCGAGTGCCCATTCCGAGAATACGAGGCCAACAGGGGGTGAACCGATGGAACCGCCGAAGTTATCAGAGCCAAGACACTGCCAGGTGGAGCCGGTTTCCCGGTTGATCACCATCATTTCGTGTTCTTTGTACTGAAAATACTTCTCAGGGAATGCGTCTTCGATACGGCGGCGGCCGGTATGGGGGTTGATGGCTTGCCAGATGGCTTTGCGCACCTGATTGGCCATTGGGAGCATGTGCCAGTAGGTGCCGGGACGTAAAAATGTCTGAACCGATGCGTGGTGGAGGCAAATATCGTCTTTGCCCCAGCGGCGGTGGGCGATTATGTCGGTATTTCGGCCTGGAATGCCTTGCCCGTTCTCATCGATACCGCGGCCTGCCTGCATATAGTGCCAGGCATCTTCTTGGTACCAACGGGGGGTCCAGCCATGGGCGGGAATGTCATACTGAACCGCGGCCGCCATACTTTCTCAGTCTTTTGCCTAGTTCTCGTCTGATTTCGGCGCGATTTCTAAGGAGCCATCCGTGAATAACGATTGCTCTACAGCGGCTGATAAATCTTGCTCGATGCTCTTCTTCAGACATTCGATTGCATTCTCAATTCGGGCTTTGGCTAGATTAACAATTCTGGGGGGAATTTCACCCTGAATTACGGGAGTCGCATTTTGCCGCCATTCGTAATCAGTAATGGCAGTGACTGCGCCACTGGCTGGATCGGTCACTTTTGTGGCGTTTCGGTGCGGAATTCGCTCAAACAAAAAAGATGACCCAGGTGCCGGGAGAGCATCACGGGGAGTAAATGCTGTCCCGACACCCAGGCCAATAAGGCTGAGGAATTTTCTGCGGGTGACTACCATGCGAGCGCTACCACGTTATCAGGCCGTGGCATTTGATCTACAGCGGAGAAATCGAGGACCGGGCAATTAGCGCTGGTAATCCTGAAATGAATGGATCCCGGGTTGAAATCGATCGTGAGCTCGTTGAAGTCCTTTAAACACCGGCCACGCTCACCCATATCCACCAGTAACTGGCAGAATTGAGTAAAACGCTTCTCTGCATGGCGTCTGTCAGCGCAATACACCACCCCATCACGGCCACCCATGGCCAGGACGATACATTTTGCGATTTGGTCTTCAGTAAGCATATTCATCTTTCTAAGTTCCACGTGGTACATCAGTAAATACGCAGAGTCCCATACATCTGCGTTTTTCAATAATAAATCCGGCAACTCCGCCCCAACTCATCAATTCATCGAATGTGGCTGCACGTGGCAACCAGCAGCCGAGTGTCCAATTGTAGCGATAAGTCGGTTTCATTTTTCCTCGAGTTTAAAGCCTTTTTTGGCTGCTAGGGCCTTGCCTCCAGCGGTATTGTTAGCCAGCAAATTAGCACCGGCTTGTTCCACGCTCATTTTCGGCATTTCATCCTGGTATTCAGGATAAGGCGCCAGAAACTTTAGTCGAAAAGCCCGGGCGCCATACTTAGCCAGGAAATAGCCACGATACAGAGCAGCTGCAGCCGCTTTCTCAACCTGCAATGTTTCACGGCCATAGACGTAGCCCAATGGGTCTGATTCTCTGAGCTCATCAATAAATTCCTGATCTTCACAGCCAGCATCAAAAATGCGGCGAATAAGCGGTGTCATTTGTTAAAAATAAGCTGCTGGAGCTCATTAATCTGCTCGTGCATCCGGCGAATAGAGTGTTCAATCCGCTCTGGGCCATACACCATCAAATCCCGTAAGCTGGGAACCTCTCTACACGCCTTCTCTGGCGAATCCTGATCCCGTGGTGAGGGGTCAATACGATTCCTCAAATCATCCAATCGAGTCTCAATCTCCGATAATCGATTAATTCCTCGATCAAGCTGAACATGCAGCTCTTCCTGTGCGTTCCCAGTATTATTAGGTGCTAATGCGCCCTGTGAAGCTATTCCCGCGTCTAATCTTGTGCCGTCTCCAGCCATAATCATTCTCCTGTCATTGGTAACACCCGCGAAGCGGGTTCGATTTTTTTTGGCCGGGCATGGGGTGGCGTTTAACCACCCAGAGCATTTACGCCCATCCTGCCCTATTAAGCCGTCCTATCCCGCATCACCTTAGCCCCTTCCAGCACAGTGAGAAACAATACCGGCTTCTCAATACTCCAACGAGTCAATGTTCCACGACTAACCGTACTAATCCGTGAAACCTCGGCCAGAGTCCTAAACCCATGCGTCTTAGCCATCTTTGATGCAGTCTGTCCGGTCATTTCGATCGATATAATAACCCATTATCGATCATTTTCAATCAATTTGTACCACTATCGTACAGAATGAGAGGGCGGTACCAGATTTGAGGGGGAAGAATGGTAGGGGAGGTGCTACTAAGCCTTCTGGGACTCCGTTCCTGGCTTGGGGGGAGGGGGTAGCAGTTTCACAGGCTCCACAGATGCTAACTCATTGATTTGCTTAGCATTTCCCTCGATTGTTTCACGTGGAACATCAGGCAACAGCTGATTTATAATGATTGTGCGTTCAACCTCACCAGCGCCAGCCACTATCAGCTTCTCATTGTGCCTACGTGGGTGCTTCACACTAGCGACATGCTTCAAACCCCCAAGTACTACGCGGGCTGCAGCCGGATCAAGCTCACCCGATAGCGTGTCCTCAATCACCTCAGCCATCTGATTTTCATGGGCGTAAGCGCTGATTTCTTGTGCTTCTTTGTATTGCTTGAGGAAGTCTGGGAACTGGTGAAGCCATGCATAGATGATAGAGGGATCGGATATTAACTCTGCCGCGACTAGGCCCCTTGTGGTAACACCTGCTCGGACCTGCTCCAGAATGCGCTCTGCGCGTCCCTCTGTATATTCGGTTGCTCTGCTCATAGGGTGATCAAGGTAATGCTGCGCCCTCTCTGGGCTGCGCGTGAATCCGTCTAATGAGCGAATACTACATAATGTAGATCAGCTTTGCCAATACCACTACATATAGTGGCTGCGAATTAGTCCTTCATTATGTGGATTATTCTGCCGAAATACTTGGCAATGGGTGTACATACAGCGCTATACTACCCCAATCCACAAAACACGGGATTAACCAAAGGGAAACCACAATATGACCCAAGCAATTCAAGCAAGGCAGATAGGACCACTGGAAGAGCTGAAAGCGCTGCAGGCTGTCGGCCACCGCATCAACGTATGCGCCGGGCTGGGCGTCGATAGCACCGCAATGCTGCTGGCCCTGCACGATCACGGCATTAAGCCGGACCTGATCACCTTCGCCGATACTGGCGGGGAAAAGCCAGAGACCCTGCAATACCGCTGGATTCTCAATCACTGGCTAGCCATCAAGGGCTGGCCACTGGTCCAGGTGTGCAAGAAAGCCACGCTCCCCACCACGCCCTACAATGATTTAGGCGGCAACTGCACCCATAATGAGACCCTGCCAAGCCTCGCATTCGGCATGAAATCGTGCTCGATCAAGTGGAAGCAAGGCCCACAGGATAATCTGCTAAAGGGCGTCACAAAGGGCCCTAATCAGTGCGAGCCGCACCCGCTATGGCTGGAAGCCCAGAGCACCGGCCGCAAAATCATTAAGCTGATCGGCTACGATAACGGCAAGGCAGATATTCGCCGATCCAGCAAGGTCAAGACCGAAGACAACGATTTTTTATACCGCTACCCGCTGCAGTCACTGGGCTGGGCGCGGCCTGAGTGTGTAGCCAGGATCGAAGCTGAAGGGCTGCCGGTCCCGGTAAAATCAGCCTGCTATTTCTGCCCAGCTTCCCAAAAATGGGAATTGTTTTGGCTGGCTGGCACGCATCCCGACTTATTCCTAGAAGCGCTCAAAATGGAGCATACGGCCATGCTGGGCAAGCATTCCCGCTGGGATAAGGAAGAGTGTAACTATGGCGAGGACTGGCTTGAGATAGTCAACACGCCATCGAAACAATGGCCAAGCACTAGCTGCACCGTGGGGCTGGGCCGTAAATTGAGCTGGAATCGCTGGGCCCGTGAGGAAGGAATAGTGGCGTGGGAAACTGGCGAATTTATAGCGGATCGGGCGCACTGCCTGAAACGCGCTAAGGAATTGCAGGGCCAGGGTGGCAATGCTTGCGACTCGCGCACCTGCTAAATCAAAACTTCAAACAACTGGAGATATACAGATGATACATTTTAATCCAATCAGCAAGGCCCAATACACGGGCAGCAATGAGGCTGCACTGCAGCAGGCACTAGAGGAAAACGGCTACAGCGCAGGCTGCTGGGTCACATTCCGACAGATGGCCGACAATGGCGGAGCATTTAACCAGCCAGCCAAGGGAAAGGGCATTCGCCTATTCCGTGTGATTGTCGAGCCTGAGAAGGGCGGCAAGCGCCGCAAGGGCTTTTCTGTATTCAATTGCGACCTGATCGACTGGAAAGCCAAGCCAGAGACTACTGCGGCCGAGGCTAAGCCAATCACAGCTGAAGAGACACTCAGCAAGTTTGGCGATCTGAGCGAATCAGTAATAGTTAGAGCACCCGAAAACGATATGACCGACAGCGCGGGCCGGGTGGTAGCTCAAGCCTATGAGCAAAACACCAGCAGCGAGCGCGAGGCCCAGATTAAAAGTCGCACCGCCGACAAACTGCGCACCCTGGCTGATAACCTGCAGGCCCAGATAGATGATAAATTCGCCGATCGCCAGACCAATACAGCCAAGCGCCTCGGTCAGGCTATGTCAGCGCGGTTTGAGGGTGAGAGACTGCAGCGCACTCAGCAGGTAATGCGAGTGCTTGCGGATCAGTGGGAATCAGGCACGCCAGACCCGCTAATAGCTGGATTCAACACTAAAAAGGCAATCTATGAGCGCATGGGAGAGAAGAGCACCCACGCCCAGAATGGCTTTCACAGCTACCCCGTGGGCAATGGTGAACCCCGCCTAGATGATCCCAAAACGCTCGCACTCTGGGCACTGCTCAAGCCTAAGAGCGAAGAGCAAAAGCAGGCTGAAGAGCTACAGCGCGAAGTCGAACACCTACAATTCACTGACATTCCCGGCCATTTCGCCACTAAAAACAAAGAGTTGCAGCACCGCATGATTGACGCGGCCGACATTTGGGCAGGCATGGAAGTGCTAGAGCCCAGCTGTGGAGAGGGTGAACTACTCGACGCCATTCAAGCACTGGCAGGCGTCAAGGCCACTGGAGTGGAGATTAACAGCACCTTGGCTGATATCTCACACAAAAAGGGCCATCAAGTGGTGTGCTGTGATTTCCTCACCCTTGGCCAGTCTGGTGACGTTGATCGCGTGATAATGAATCCTCCATTCGAGAATCAGCAGGATATCGACCACGTGCGCCACGCATTCGGCTTTTTGGGTGAGCTGGGCCGATTGGTGGCCATTATGAGCCCCAGCTGGCAGACCCGCGACAATGCCAAATCACGTGAGTTCCGCGAATGGCTGCAGCAGTTTGATCACACTGTGGAAGCGATCCCAGCAGGCGCGTTCAAGAAATCAGGCACCAACGTGCACACTGTAATGCTGGTGATCGATGCCCCTAGCGAGGCCCAGCACCGCGAGCCAGCGCCAGAGGCTGCAGATATCCCAGCACCTGAGCAATTCACTGCAGCGAGCCCTGAGCCCGTTGAAGAGATGCCCAGCTCATTGGAAGACCTATTCAACTCACTGTGAGTTACCAGCTAGTAGCGCCCTGCGGGGCGCTGCAATGGTGGCAATTCGCCCCGTTTATCAATTAATTGAGGTAATCAAAATGCAATTAGGATCAGATTTAAAAACACTTATCGGAACTGTACTGGAGCAAAACCGCGCCAAGCGTGATTTCGTCGGCAATACTCGGGACGCTATGCGCATCACTCACGAGACTGTGATCGAGGACGGTGAGCAGCGCAATGAGCAGCGCTTCACCCTGGCAGGCGTCGAGGGCGGTAACTGGGCAGCGACTGAGAACATGCAGCGCCAGATAGCAGCGAAACTGAATATCCCATGGAAGCACTATCAGCGCCTGACTCAATCGCACCCTGACCTGATAGAGGCTGAGGTCAATGCGTTATTCCAGCGCGAACCGTCCCGCCGCATGGTGCGCACCTTGTTTGGTAAGGCCCGTGCATTTATGAGCGATCGCTATCGCACGCTAGATAACTTCGAAGTATTAGAAGCTACTCTCCCTGCCATTATGAATCGCCCAGACCTGCCTACCCAGGTACTCGGCGGCAATGTCTCTGATGATCGCATGAATCTCAAAGTGCTATTCACTGGTGACGATATGGGGCACGAGATAACACGCCGCACGCGCACAGGTGAGCCCCGCATTATCAAGCCGGGATTCAGACTCAGCAATTCAGAGACGGGTAACGGCTCGCTCAAGTTCGAGGGTTTCTTTTATGACGGGTACTGCACCAATGGATGTGTATTTGGTAAGGAATCTGTCTTCACTTTTAGCCGCAACCATATTGGGGGCAAGCTAATCGAGGGTACTGATTTCGAGATAGTCAGCGACGATACGCGCAAAAAGCAGGATGCCGCAATCGTGGCTGAGGTGCGCGATGGCATTCAAGCGCTGGCTAATCCTGAGTTTGTGGGCCAGATGGTTGAACAGCTGAGAGCGGCCGCCAACACATCACAGGCAGCTAACCCCACAGCTACCGTTGATATGGCTATCAAAGAGCTAGACCTCAGAGACAGCGAGCGCGAGTCGATCCTGACCACGTTCCTGCAGGATGGTGACTATAGCCAGTTTGGCTTGCACGCTGCAGTTACCCAGGTGGCCAATGATCCCAAGCTGGCCGACTATGACCGGGCCTGCGAGCTGGAGGATATCGGCGCTCAGATTCTGGCATTCAACCTACGCCAATGGGAGGGACAGTACGCAGTAGCGGCCTAGTTGCCAGCTAGTAGCGTCTCACGGATCGAGACGCTGCACTGGTGGCAATTACGCCACGCAACTGGAGATAGACAGATGAAAAACAAACTAACCCCCGAGCAGCGCGAGCAGCTACGGGATGATTTTGCGGTAGGGGTAGCGCTGGCGATCCTGATCCTGCTGGCACCCTTCGCCACGTTCTTAGGAGGCTGAATATGATTTGTTTCAATGAGTATAAGCATTTCTACGGGCTGGTGTGCCCTCGCTGCCAGGGTGAGGACCTGCACCATGGGCAATTAGAGGTAGATGGCAATGAGGTCTATCAGCCAGTGAATTGTAATCTGTGTGAATTTCAATGGGCTGATGCCTATACACGGGATCGGGTTCTAACCTGGGACGGTGACGGCAATCTCCAATACCTGCCGGAGGTGGTGTTCTATGGGTAGCTTAACAATCGATAAAGCAGATTTAGTGATCGAGATACGCGGCGGCATAGCTGAGCTGGTGAAGGCCCCTGATGGCTTGAAAGTGATACAGCGAGACTATGACACTGAAGGCGCTAACACCCACGATCTGGTGCGCGATGAGCAGGCTGAGCCATGCTTTCATAAGGATTGGGTAACCGGTGGCGGTGATATCAATGACCCGCTGCCGGTACTGGGGGAGCGCAATTACACCCTGCTGGCCCAAGGTGCAAGGGTATGCGGCCCCAATGCCGATGAGGTCTACGGCTATGTGTGGGAAAACCTCTATACCGGTGAGGCTGAGACCATCAAGCAATTCCTGCAGTGGTGCGAGCGCAACGATAGCTGGTTTGGCCATGGCAACTATGAGCAGCGCTTCGCGCAATTTAAGGAGGCTACCCGTGAGAAGGGACAACAAGAAGGGACCGACTAAGAAAACTCACCGGCACCTGAAGGGTAACACTCACGCTAAGAAAGCTTTTGCCAGGGATGGCAGGCTTTCATGCCGGTTTAACACCATGCTGCTGGAGCTGGCCAAGTCAGAGGCAACGGCTAAGGGTATCAGCCTGGCAGATTGGATAGAGCGCCAGGTGCGCAGGGGTCTGAGAGACGCTGGGAGGATAGGGTGAAACAATACAAACAATCTGCACTGGATCAGTATTACACGCCAACATGGGCAGCTGAGCTGCTACTGCGCAGGCATTTCCCTGGGCTCAGTGGCAGTGATTGCGTGCTCGATCCCAGCTGCGGGGATGGCAGGCTACTCATGGCCGTGCCTGACCACGTGGCTGGCATAGGGGTGGAAGTGGACCCATTGCAGGCAGAGTTCGCAAGGCAGAACACGGGCCGGGATATCATCACTGGAGACTTTCTGACAACTGAGCTACCGGATCGCCCCACTGTGGTATTTGGTAACCCGCCATTCAAAGCCAAGCTATTCGAAGAGTTCATGGCCAGGATATATGAGCTGCTGGAATATGAGCAGAAAGCAGGATTCATTCTGCCGGTGTACTTTTTCCAGACCGCCAATACCACTATGCGCTTTGCTGAGAAGTGGAGCATTGGCCAGGAGCTGCTGCCCCGCAACCTATTCCAGAATATGACCAAGCCCCTATGCTTCGCCACGTTTATCAAGGATAGGAAAACACAGCTATCGGGATTCTTCCTGTACAGCGAGGTGGCAGCGCTGGAGAGTATGAAACAGGAGTACCGCGAGCGCTTCATTGGCAACCGATCCAGGGCCAGTGTATGGAAGGAGACTGTCTACGCTGCTATGCGAGTAAATGGCGGCAGGGCGTCACTGGATCAGCTGTACCGCACGATAGAAAACAACCGACCTACTAACAACCCATTTTGGCGGGAGAAAATCCGGCAGGTGGCTGCTCAGCTGTGTGATAGAGTAGCCCCTGGCGTATTCCAACTCGCTTAGGAGACAGACTATGACAATTCACAGCACTAAATTAGCCGCACTATCAGCATTGGTAGCCGCATCAATGTCAGCACCATCAGGCGTAGCAACAGTGGAGCGAAAGATACGCAATCCAGGGCCGCTTGCGCCCTTGGTAATGAGACCAGCTGCGAAGCTGCAGCCAGGGACTAACAGGGTATCTCAGAAAAAGCGCCGGTTACGTGCTCGACGCGCTGGTGTCTACCCCAAACGGCGATAAGCCAACAATCTTTTCCCAGATAGCGCGGACCATTCGAATCAGGATGGTCTCGCGCTGGGTCACAATATCCCACCTCACGTATTCCTGCCCCTTAGTCACAATCACCTTAGTTACCAGGGCAGTCCTGATTTCCTTGTCATTGAATTTGTAGCGGGCCTGCAGGATATCGACAAACGGCTTAATAGGATTATCCCAGTCAGCATTCTTATTGCTGAGACCGAATTCCAGATAGATGGCATAGGGTGGCGGGGGTAGTTTGAAAGTGGCCGGCAGCTGGAGTGATACATCCATTTCATATTTGCGGTACGGCCGAGACTTCACATTGCGTGCAATCCCTGGCCGGTTCTTAACTGGTACCGCTCGCCATGCCTGATTCATAGACATGGGCTTGATTTGGACTAGGTTCACTCTTCAGGTTCAGGGTGCTCGATCACTAAGTCGATGCCCTCACTATCGATAATCTCAGTGGCAGCGCGTAGTTTCCTGGCAACAAAGTTCCAGATTTCCCGGGTTACCCTGGGCTCTTCCACCATTTTCACAGTGGCTTTGTACTGGTTGACCAGGGTAGGGGGTGGTTCACCAGTCTGGCCCATTTCAGACCATGCAGCACAGCTGGCCAGGGTGAAGAGTATGCAAATCAAAAGCAGTTTTTTCATGGCTCTTTTCCATCTAAGAAGGCAGAGGCCCCGAATTCTCTCACTGCTTGGTAGTAAGAGAGTGCGCGGATCCTGCGCAGTGGTTTAAGTAGTGGTGAACTGGTGGCCTCGATAGTCAGCAGCAGATTCTGAAGCATATGCAGGTCAGCTCGCAGTCGATCCCCCTCAGTCCTGCCCACGTGGTAATCAAAGTCGTGGATATTGCAGACTGGTCCCACGTCCAGGCCGTAGATCGTATCGGGCACAAAATCAAACTTGGCATTGGCTGCACCGCACCCGTTGCAGATACTCATCAGCTTATCGATCCCGGCTTCCATAAAAGCCTCGCGGGCCTGTAGCTTGCCCAGGGCAATCAGTGCCAGGGTCTGGGTCACGCTTTCGAATAGGGTCGGTTTCTCGCGGCGAAATATCATTGCAGGTACTCGAACATGGCCTCGACATCAAACATGGGGCATTCTTTGTGGCTCACTGAGTTATGGCCGATTATCTCAGCCTCTGGGTAGTTCACTTTCAGTGACTCGACTACCTTCTTCAGCTCAGCCAGCTGGGCCCAGGTGAAATTAAAATTCGGCTTACCACCAATCAGGCATATCCCAATCGAATCAGCATTGTGGCCGTAAGCATGTGCGCCAACATGCTCAATGCTGTCACCATCGCCATCTAGGTCACGCCCGATCTCTTGGCTGCCATCACGGCGAATAATGACGTGGTAGCCGATATCGCTCCAGCCATTTTCCTCAACATGGATGCGCCGAATATCCTCGCGGCCCCAGTCCATGTGTCGATAGGTGTCACTGCAGTGGATTATGATCTTGCGGATAGGTCTGTCTGTCATGGTGGTAGTTCCTCAATTGGGTACGCAGCTGGTAAGGTCTGCCCCGTTAAGTCGATTGATTTCATTGATGAGCAGGCATATTTGTATGCGCTGGTTCACCAAATCTTCGCTCAGTGTTTGAATCTGTGCCCGGTAGTCAGTGTGGTCCGCTACCTGGGTCTCATAGTAGGTATTGCCTGCCCCGGTGACGCTGCCGAGAAGCCCAAACCCCAGTAAAATCAGGTCTTTTTTATTAAGTTCCATCTTTTTCAAGTCGGCTAAGTCTGACAGTAAGTTGTGCGATCTGCTCATCCCGAGCTTCGCAATCCCGCCTGCATTGGGCCAGCTGCAGCCTCAGATACTCTCTCTCAGCGTGCTGGGCCTCCAGCATCCCGTCTTTGAATGCCTGTTGATCTTGCTGCTGAGTGCGATTCACGAAGTAGAAGACAATCAACACAAAGCCGGTTGGTAGTGCCAGGGATGGTGCGTTCTCCATTGCTATTCGTAAAATCGCTTCCATTTGCGGTAATCCTTCGGTGATGGAATGTATATTGAATTGCCCTTCACGAGATATTGAAATGCCGCATAGGCCGAAATTAGCGACATAGCATAATCCCAGTAGTGATGCAGCGCTTCCCAGGCCATCACTGGTAGTAGCAAGTGATGGACTCCACAGAAAAATACAAAAGCACAAAAGAGCAGCGATGCCCGCCGCGTATCCCCGTGCACTGTGGATAGCTCTACGCAGAACCATCCCACTATCCCAATCAAAATGTAAACCAAGGCGGTCAGCCAGTTTGGTGTCAGTAGCAGGTAGTCCAGCATACAAGGGGGTTCTCATTGTTTGGTCCATAGTTTAGTGGCTTGTAGCGGCTATTGCACTCACGATTTCCGTAGGAATTTGGACTACAAAGCCAGAATCGGTCATATCGTCGCATAACTTGCGAAACAGATCACGCTGCCTGCCATATTTATCGACAAATCGCTTAGGGTAGTGAGTGACATTGTAGTGATGGGGGGAGTGAACATCGTGCAATTCCCACCATAGGGGCAGGATGAACCAGTGGCCGATATGCACTTTCTCGTGCTTGCCTTCCCGGCCTACCACGTGGTGTATCTGGCAGGGATTGCGCTGGGTAGCAATACAGCCGTAGTACCTGGCGTATCTGGCTACCTCTACCAGCCAATCATTATGATTCATGCGGCGGCCCAAGGCTGATAATGAATACTTGCCTATCGCGTGGCGCACCCCATTCTGGCTTACCCATGCCGATTTTGATGGATAGGCAGCGGCACAGGATACTGGGCACGTGGCGGCCATAACCGTTTCTAAATTCCACGTGGGTGAAGTTTTTGCCTAACAGGCGCTGCTCCCAGTAAGGTTTGATTTCCCTGTACTCTTCGCGCTTCTCGCCTGAGTCGATCATGTCAAACCAGTTTCTTTTCAGTGTTAAGTAAAGCGGTTTAATTTTCACTCATTCGCTCCATCAGTTCCCGATACTCTGATTTCACTGGCACGGTGAGTTTAATGCCGCGATCCACAGCCCAAGCCTCGTGCTTTTCCATGCAGTGGAACCGCTGGCCCTTATCCATCATCACCCCGCCTTCTTTTTCTGCGGCATCCTTGGACCTGGCCCAGCTGTAATGGCTGCCTTCAGAGGGTGTGCCTACCCAAAAGCTGGTGAAGTAGCGCCTGCAGGTGTTCTCATCGAATGGCACAAATACCCCGGTGCCCTTGCCATCCTTGGTCACTTCCAGCTGTCCGCCGTGAGCTGCCATCCAGGCAGAGGTCTCGCGCATCCAGATCATAAACAGAGAGTGCATATTCATGCTGCCAATCTGCTTTTCCTTGACGATATCCACCTCGATTACGTCACCGGTCTCGTGGCGGTTGATCAGCTGAGTGCTTTCCCTGTCAGCAGGCACTAACCTGCGATCGTTCTCAATGCGTAGCAGCATCAGTGTGCCCAGGATTTATCAGCCAGCTCAGCCAGTCGATTCTGCAGCTTTTGATCTGGTGTCTCTTCGAGGTGCACCAGTTTGTGGTGGGGTCTCGGATAGACTGACTGCCAGTTATTCACAGTAGCCTCGTCCAGCATGGCATTCACGTCATAGCCATCGTTGTGAGCTGCCTCCAGCTTATTGAGTAGCAGGGTCATTGCCCGCTTAGTGGTGAGTGCAAAGCGCTTTCCTTTAGCCTTGCGCATATCCAGAAAGCCCTGCAGCGCCTCTGGGTCGATGTAGTCTGGCGTCTCTACTAATTCAGTCATGCTTTTTCCCCGTGCATAGTTGTCATTTAGAGGGCGGTTGGGACACCCTCGAGAAATCTTCCGCCTGTAATCCCTAATACCAAATATCACCACCGGTTTATCAATCCTTGAATGGCCCGGCCAGGCCCCCCGTGTTGTGTCCACTTTCGGTGTTTATCGCCGCCCTCAGAGCGTTGGTACTATCGATTCTCGCATTTTCGGCTGCCGTTGTTATCCCCGTCACCATTCCATAGAATTAGCCCGTGCGGCGGGTTTTTCTACGGTGTCTGTCCCTGCGAATGTTATTGAGGCTGGTAACCTCCCCCGCTGTCACTCAATTCAGAGTGATAATACGGCTTTCCTCTTCCTCTTCTTCCGGCTTCGAATCCTGGCCAGCCGCTTCAACTAGGTCCTTTTTCAGCTGCTCATACATGCCATGTAGATCACCAAAAGTGATAGTGGCTTCCTGATCCTGCTGCTCACAGCCATCAATCAGGATATCAAGCAGCACCAATTTGCCCCTGTCTTCCATTATCTGGGCTAATTTCTCGGGATCGCGCTGATCCTTGCTCTTGTTCTTGCGTGCGCAAGCCTCAGCGGCCCGCCGATCCTTTCGATTGCTGCCGCTCATGTTTTACCTGCATGGTGGTGTTTGGAGTAGAGCACTCTGGGAATAGTGTACTCAATTCGATCGATGTATTTGCCGTGATATACCACTACGGCATCAGGATGGTCTGCAACCAGCTGGCTCATGCGCTGGGTCGATACGTCCATTTCCCTGGCCAAGTCCTTCTGGAAATTCTGCTTGTGTCGCAGCCAAGCCAGGATATTCCGTCTAATAGCTTTCATCTACTATCTATCCTTTTGTGGATTTAATGTTTGACTTTTCCGTAGTATGCCCCATAATGCTTTACAAGATCAATGCTTTTATAGATCACGGGGAGGTGAATCATGGCATTCGAAGAAGCACGGGAAGAGTTTGATGCCCAGCAGGCTAACAGCTCTTTTAAAGAAAGTTTGCTGCCCATGGTGGTAGGAAACTATATGGAGGACGGGGATCACGAGCGCATTTTAGAGTGCTTCGATATCTCTTCTGAAAGCCTCAATCCTGAGAAGGCAATCAAATATGACGCCGCCGCTGGCGCCATTATCCGAAAAGCTCTGGAGAAGTACCTACTAGAGCACCATCACGATAAGTACCACGACTTCGAGCCTGTGAAGGGCTGCGATGAGTGCGAGGCTGAGCCAGCCGAAGAAATGTTCAATAACGATGCTTATGACGCGATAGGTAAAGATCGCAAGCGAGGTCAGTGACATGGGCGATATGGCTGATTGGTGTTTTGAAAATGAAATGATTGAATTAGCCCGAAGAGAATTAGAGATAGATGATTTAGTGAATGCAGGGGTCTGGGTAAAGGCAGATGGTGTACGTATTCCAATATCTGAAATGGAGTCAGGCCATATTCAAAACTCTATCAATATAATAAATCGGAAAAAATTGAATCACTTGAAAGCATACTTAAAACCATTTGAAGAAGAGCTGAGCAAGCGAGGTGAATCGTGAAATATGTTGCTGAATTTTTTACTGAGCCCTATTCCGAGGAAAGCGAAGAGGCCAAGTATCTATGTGCTCAAGTATCGATGATCTGGGAGAAAAAGCGCGAGCTGCTTTGTACCTATCGGCACGACCTATTTCCAGGCGATCGAAGCATGGTGATAATGAGTTGTAATGAATCGCTGCGCGATAAATTGAAACGCGACCTGAATGCCAGGGTGAGAAGGCGGGCAAGACAGCGAGCCGCCGAGCTGTGGTGGAATGAGCAGTTTGAGTTTGAGGGCACTATTGGTGAAGTCTGCAACCGGGTGCAGCAGCTTATCGAAGAGTTTGATGGAATCCTGCGGGAGCCAAAAGAGGTGGAGGATGAGCAAAATGAGTCACCATAGAGACCAGCAGGCAATGAGCCCTGCAGCCCGAGCTGAGTGGGATTTCAGATTTGGCAGCAATGAGAACCCCTATCCCAAGGATTCGAGTGAGTGGCAGCAATATGAGCAGCACTTCGACACCTTGACCATGGAAGAGGAAAGGCTAACCGACCAACACGAAGCGGCGATAGCAGAGCAAATGGGTAATGCTATTGACGGAGAAGAAATTAAGAGAGGGGAACGATGAAAGATTTAGAGCTACTAGCTGAGCCATTCCATCACAGCCAGATTCACTGGCGTGTGGGATCCACCAAGCAAGATAAGTCTGCAGGGATGGCGCTGGCCTACCTGAATGCCAGAGACGTGGAGGACAGGCTTGATAATGTCTGCGGCCGCTCTAACTGGCAGTCGCGCTACCCATGGTCTGATGGTAAGAAACTCACCTGCGAAATCGGTATTAGGGTGGCAACAAAGCAGATAATGATGGATGCCGGGGGCGGTGTGTTGTTGCCTCAGCCAGTAGAGCAGTCTGAGTGGGTGTGGAAATCTAATGGTGCTGGTGATACTGACTACGAGGCCGACAAGGGCGCGTACAGTGACGCCTTTAAGCGAGCAGCTGTACCTTGGGGCATTGGCCGCTATCTATACCGATCGCCTAACTGGTGGGCTGCTATCGTGAAGCGTGGTAAGTCGTATGTCTTCACTGATGCTGCAATTAAGGAACTGAATGCCAACTATGAGAAGTGGCTCATGCCGGGCAAGCAGCAGAAGTATGCAGCTGCCTACGCTGAGAACGAAGAGGCATTCCTGGCCACGATTGAGCACATTAAGCAGGGCCAGCTGGATATTGCTGCCGAGCACTGGTGTCAGATCACTGATATCGATCAAGCGCACCTGTGGCTTGCTGTGAGCTCTGGGGGAATGCTGGATCAGGAGACCAAGACAGTTATCCGCTCCACTGATTTTCTGGTAGAGCTGGCGAGGGCGCAGAAATGAACGCCGACTATGAAAATGCACTCCAGGCGCACCTGGAAGAGGTTACCCGGGTGGCCAAGTCTAATGGGGCAATGGAGTACCATATCGAGCTGATGCAAATTCTCTCTGGCGCAGATATCGATCTACATACGAGGACTGTGATTTTAACAATGGCGCGGCAGGCGAATGCCGCACTGGACAAGAGGTATAAGGACAAAAATGACAAAGAGCACTGAGTTGACAGCAGAGCAGGTAGAAACGCGGATTGGTGAGGCATTAAAAGTTCTGGAATTGCAGCTGGATATCGCTAAAAAGCAAGGATTCAGGGTGGTTATCGCTGCCCAGGGCCCGCGAGGCGCTGCCAGCTTTGGTACTGGATATCAATTGAAAATCAAAGAGGTGACCCATGTCGGGAGTGAATAAAGTAATCATTATTGGGAATCTGGGCGGTGATCCAGAAGTCAGATACATGCCTAACGGCAATGCCGTGGCCAATTTCAGTATCGCTACCAGCGAGACCTGGGAGAAGGACGGCGAGAAGAAGGAAAAGACTGAGTGGCACAAATTGGTGGCATTCAAGCGCACTGCTGAAATCATTGAGCAATACCTGAAGAAGGGCAGCAAGGTCTATGTGGAAGGGAAGCTCCAGACCAGAAACTGGGAACAAGATGGCCAGAAGCACTACATGACTGAAATCGTGGTGCAAAACCTGCAGATGCTGGACTCGCGGAATACCTCCCCCCAGCAAGGAGCAAGCCAATCGGCCCCACCGGCGCAAGCAGCGCAGCCCGCAGGGAGTGCGGGTAGCGCCTCTGCGCCAAGCAATTTCGACAACTTTGAGGACGACATACCTTTTTAGGTATGATTTATTATCATGTCTAAAATTGAAGTTTATCATGTCTAAAATTGAAGTTTGGAAAAAGGTGCCATCAAAGCCGGGAATTATGGCTAGTAGCTTAGGGAGAGTTCTGCTGCCTCCTAGAAAGGCAGCCATGCCAAATGGTGGGGTGAGGGAATACAAACCAAATCCCACCTATGGAACAAAGACCAAGGCTTCTAAGAATGCTAGGCACCAACACATGGGAATGATCACCAAGTTTTATGGAAATATAAAAGTTCATCGATTGGTGTGCGAGGCTTTTCATGGGCCGCCACCATTCGATAGAGCAGTTGTTATCCACCTTGATGAAAACGCCCTTAACAACAAGCCCGAAAATCTAAAATGGGGCACACAAAAAGAAAATCTAAACATGCCCGGGTATATAGCGTATTGCAAAAGCAGGACTGGTGAGAATAGCCCGGGTGCTAAGGGCCTGAAAAAGAGATTGGCCCGTGAGAACAAATAGCGTGGGTAATAAGTGGGGTAAGGTGCCGTTTATCAAGGATGAGAATGGCACCTACTGTGCAAAGCGCAAATACCTCAGTGAGCGAGAGGCCAGGCAGGCCCTGAAGAAAGGCAAGCGGGCTGGATGCGTGGCTTACTACCAGTGCCCAATGTGCGGTAACTGGCACCTGACAAGTCAGAGGCAACACTGATGGATGATGAAACTAAGAAAAAACTGGAGGGTAAGGTCCCTGGCATGGCTGCCGCGATCGATAAAGCCCTGCAGACCATAACTGGCGAAGACGTGCCTTTCTTGTTAGTGCTCACTGACGGGAACCACGGCGGCCAGATTCAGCATATCAGCAACATGGAACTGAGTGACACACTGGAGGTGATTAACCGCCTTGTGCCAATCCTCGAGACCATTGAGGCTGGTTCAACCGGTGGGGAGACTCCACCAACTACCAACCATTTGCACTAGGAGCATACCTATGACAGATGATCGAACCCCTGCCGAAATCACGGCAGAGAACTGCCTGGGAGATATGGTGAAAGCTGTACTCGATCAGGTGAAATCCATGCAGAAGCCCTGGCAAGAGCTCAGCGAGACCGAGCAGGGCGAGTATCTGTACCGCATCAAGCAGGAGTGCCATAGCGTGCTCACTCAGGTAGCGGATCACGTGGCTACTAACGGCCAGACAGCACTCAAGGCCAAGGTGGAATCAGTGACGTTCAAGGGTGGTGTAAAAGCCGCTCTGGAGATACCCAACCATCAAGAAGCCAAGCATGACCTGGCTGATGCTGTGGGCACCGATGTCATTATCGTAATCAGTGACAATGGATCACTGTATAGCGCCAACGAAATGGCTGATCCTGCTGAGCCTGAGCTGGACTTTGATGCTGAGGAAGACCCAGTGGCCGAGGCGCTGGATAATCTGGGAATCGACGAAGACGAGCTCGAGGACGATGATGCCCTGCCGGGTGTTGATGATATCGACCCCGACGATATCAGCGACGAAGACGCCCTGGGATCCGCTGACGATATCGAGGAAGAGGATGTCGCATAGCGAGGCCAAAAAGAAGTGGTGGGCCTACCATAAGCAGAATCCGCACGTGTATGCGGAGTTTGAGAGGCTTGCCCTTCACCTAATCAGCCTGGGGGTACCGAAGTGCTCCCATTGGCTGATTTGCAACCAGATTCGCTGGAACCACATGATCAAGACTAAGGCAGACGATTTTAAGATTAATAACAACTATTTCGCGTACTACGCCAGGTTGTTTCTGCATCTGCACCAGGATCATGCTGGATTTTTTGAACTGCGGGAACTCAAAGAAGGGTAACCCCACCATATAGAGGAATAGAAAATGGCTGATTTTTGTAAATCTTGCTCTATAGAAATGTTTGGAAAAGACCACGGAGATTTAAAAAATCTTGGGGGCAAAGATGCAGAGCCGCTACAGCCTGGATTTGGCTATCAAGCATTGTGTGAAAACTGTGGCCCGATTCTGGTGGATGAAGAAGGGGCAAAGATAGAGACGGAAGAGAAATAGATAGATGAATGAGCGAATCCTTCAGCAGCTCAGAAACGACAACCTAGAGGATGTTGCTGAACATATTGAATCCCAACAAGAAGAGATAGAGAGATTGAGAGCAGGAATCCAGCGAATTGCAGATACAGGAAGGCCGTCTAGTTTTGACAAGGCGCTGTACCAGCTACTAGCACAGGAGAATAGCCGTGAGTGATTGCGAGATTTGTAGAAAACCATTGTATAGCTGCTCTTGTGCGCTAGAAGCAATGGACAGAACCGATGAGGCAAGCGGATTAAGTCAAATGCTCCAGCATGGGGCAGATATAGCCGCCCACGAAGAAGAGATTAACACCATGACCGAACACTCAGAGGAACATAAATGCCCCAAATGCGGAATTGAGGGATTTACCAAGACTTGCGGAAATTGTGCTTTTGGGCTGAAGGAGCAGAAGCAGGAGCGGTATTACACATGGGGAGAAAAGCCAAACGGGATGGCAATTGTCGCAGACAGGCAAAGCAATCAAGCAATTGGTGAGATTGGGCCTTTATATACCGAGATTGTTCTCAACGCCCTCAATCGCTCTACAGATGCGTCCGAAAAAGTGATGATCGAAGGGGCGATAGATTCTCTGGTAAGTGCTGATTGCATTCTAGCCAGTTCCGATCATGCCAATGAGATTATTCCTTACAAGAATGGTGAACCGCTCCCGTCATTGGTTGTCCACACTGGCTCTACAGATGCGGAGCTGATTGAAAGACTGAAAACAGAAATGGAGCCGGGGCTAGATGATGGATACCCAACACGCACAATTTCCACGAAGCTAATGAATTTGGTCTTAGACCACCTTCAGGGAGTTGAGTAATGGAAGATATGGATTTACCAGAAGGAAAAACGTGCAAGGATTGCGTTCACTTCGATAGATGCCACATGCTATTCCAAGTCAAGGGCAGCAATACATGGTGCGATTTTAGCCCAATCAAATTTGTGGAGGCTGATAATGAGTGAGCTAAAGCCTTACGAAGAAAGCGAATATAGCGACGAGTTCAAAGATCACTGGGCAGACAAACCCTGGATTCTAGGCGGTACAGATAAAGACCAAGCATTCTATTGGTTCCAGCAAGGGCAGAACACCCGCGCCCCTGCTCCAGATAACGGTGAGCTAATTTATAAGCTATTAAAGGCATATTGGTTGCTTGGCAAGATGGCTCGAAATTATCTAAAAAATGGTCGAATACCTCCAACGCTATTTGAATCTGCAAGCCACCACTGTCCTGAAATAGACCATGAGTCATGGGAAGGAAATGAATTTACCTCTGCCAGAGAATATGCGGACGCAGCCCTCCAACAAGACAACAACAGGGTGAGTATTAGTAGGGAAACCCTTACCGCATCAATTGAAGCCATTAAAACTCGAATACTTACAACGCAAGGAGTATCGGGCATGGAATATTTAGACGATGCACTCAATGAGCTGCAAGCCCTCTCCCAAGGAGAAAGCAAATGATCAGAATGATAGCAATACTGCTTCTGCTTAGTGGTTGTGCCTATAACGCGCAGAGCCAATTCTCGCCGCCATACGAGTCTTCAGCCCTTCGGAGTGCTGAGCGCTACGTGAAGCGCATCATCTACTTGGATTGGTTCGAGATACAGGAGGTGTGCAAGGCAGGCAGAGTGAATGGCTGTGTTACTCCTGATGGCACTGTCTACATGCTAACCGGCATGAGCAATCGCTCAAATTACGAGGTGTATTACCACGAGGTGGCTCACCTGCACGAGGTGCATAACCTGGGGGTAAGCTGGGAAGACACCAGAAAACATATTGGTTGGAGGATGCAATGAGAGAGGACAGAAAAAAGGAAACTCAGCGGGCCCGAGAGGGCTTTGTT